CGGTCAAGGGTGACGGGATACTGATGGCCTACGAAGACGCCAGCAAAGACAAGAAGCGATCTCCAAACATTGCGAGGACGCTTGCCAAGCTGGCTGAGTTCGAGCAATCGGACAACATCGCGCAACTTATCCTGGACCGTGACGAGGATGGCGACGGCCAGGCTGATCTCGACAAGATCGGCGCCGATGTCGAGCGCAAGTACAAGATCGACAAGCAGTCCCGCGACGAGTGGGAGCAATCGGCCAACCGGGCCATGGACATTGCCCTTCAGGTCAGGAAGCCCAAGAACTACCCGTTCGAGGGTGCTGCGAACATCAAATACCCGCTGGTGACGGTTGCTGCGCTGCAATTCGGCGCGAGGGCCTATCCTGCGATCGTTGACGGCCAGCGCATCGTCAAGGCGCAGGTGGTCGGTTCAGACGACGGCATTCCGCAGATCAACCCGGACACCAAGGAGCCGATGGTTGACCCGCTGAGCGGTGAGCCGGTCTGGTCCAAGCCTCCGGGCGAAAAGCGGGCCAAGGCCGAGCGCGTCTCGCGCCACATGAGCTATCAACTGCTCAATGAGATGGTGGAGTGGGAGGAGGATACCGACGTTCTCCTGCACCACATCCCGATCATTGGCTGTGCGTTCCGCAAGGTCTACCGCTCGGGCGAACTGAACCGCAACAAGTCGGAGATGGTGCCGGCAATCAATCTGGTGGTGAACCAGAAGGTACGCTCTCTGGACGAGGCGCCGGCCGTCACGCACGAAATCTTCCTCTATCCGCACGAGATCGAGAACAAGAAGCGGGCCGGGGAATACTTGGATATCGACCTTGGCAATGCGGCGCCGGTCGATGGCAATGACGGCTCGGACGAAGACGCTCCGCATATGTTCCTGGAGCAGCATCGGTATCTCGACCTGGACGATGATGGCTATCGAGAGCCGTACATCGTCACGGTCCACAAGGACTCCTGCAAGGTCGTCCGCATCGTTGCGAACTACGACATCGAGAAGGTCCGCGACAACGGCAAGCGGATCACGTTCATCCCGAAGGAACAGTATTTCGTCAAATACTCGTTCATTCCCGATCCGAAGGGCGGTTTCTACGATATCGGCTTTGGTAAGCTGCTGGAAAGCCTTGGCGAGACGATCGACACCACGATCAACCAGATGCTTGACGCCGGGCATATCCAGAATGCCGGCGGCGGCCTGATCGGGACTGGCGTTAGGCTGAAGAAAAACAAACTGATGATGTCGCCGGGTGTGTATCATCAGGTGGAGGTCAGCGGCGATATTCGTGCCCAGGTGTTCCCGTTCCAGAGCCAGGGGCCGTCCGTGGTCCTGTTCCAGCTCTTGGGCATGATGATCGAGGCGGCGCGGGACATCAGCGCCACCAAGGACATCCTGACGGGCGACACGGGCGGCAAGACGCAGACAGCGACGACCACGCTGGCCCTGATCGAGCAGGGCCTGAAGGTCTTTACCGCGATCTACAAGCGCATTTTCCGCGCGATGAAGGACGAGTTCAAGCTTCTGTTCGAACTGAACGCCAAGTTCATCGACGAAAAGCAGTATTTCACGTTCAACGACGAGCAAGAGGTCGTCGAGGCCAAGGACTACGACATCGGGTCAATGGATATCTGCCCCGTTGCCGATCCGTCCATGGTCACGGACATGCAGCGGCAGGCGCAATCGCAGCTTCTGTTGCAGGTTGCCGAGCATCCGGCGCTGGGACCGTTGCAGGATGGCGTCGAGGTGCTTCGCCGGGTGTATGACGCGGCGCGCATTCCCGAGGCTGACAAGCTGATCAAGAAGCAAGATCCGAAGGCGGCCCAGATCCAGGAGGCCGCTGCCATGGGCGAGATCGACAAGACCGCATCCGAGGCTGAGCGCAACCGAGCGGCGGCGCAGAAAGACCTTGCGGGCGGGGCCAAGACGGCCACCGAGACGCAGTTGATGCCGGCGCAGATGGTCATGGATGCCCACGCGCAGGACATGGAAGACGCGCACCGGCAGAAGGATCGGGATCAAGAGGCGATGCTGGCGGCTGTTGATCACGCTGTCGGGTCGAATGAGGCTGAGAAGGACCGCGCGGCGCAGGCTGAGCAGGCCAAGGCTGCGGCCAAGAAGAAGGCGGCTGCGTGAAGATAGATCGTGAACTGTTCGAGGAATGGCTGGCGAATCCGGTCACCGAACACGTTCTCGCCAAGGTCAGAGAGACCGCAGAGGCGAACAAGGCACTCTGGATGAGCATTAGCTGGGACGGCGGGAAGGCCGATCAGCAGACGCTTGTCGAGTTGAAGGCACGGTATGAGGCCGGGCTGGATTTGAGCGAACTGAAATATGAGGACGTGAGCGATGACGAATCCGAGCGGGATTTATCCCACGGAATACAAGGTGCTGATCGCGCCGGTTGAGGTCGATCAGAAGACCAAGGGCGGGATTATCATCCCGGACGAGACGAAAGATCGTGACCAGTTTGCCCAGATGAGGGGCGTTCTGGTGGCTGTCTCTCCCCTCGCATTCACCTACGACGACTGGAAGGGATCGAATCCTCCCAAGGTCGGGGATGAGGTGCTGTTCGCCAAGTATGCCGGCGCTGTGGTCGATGGCAAGGACGGGAAGAAATACCGCCTGACCAATGACAAGGACATTGCGGCGGTGCTGGCATGAGCGAGACCGATCTTCAAGAGCAGAACGAAGAGACCAACCACCTCCAGGAATTCGAGGACGATTCCAGTCCTGAGGAGATGGAAGAGGCCAAGGCAATTGGCTGGAAATCTCCTAAGGAATGGAAGGGCGAACCCCCGAAGAACGGCTTCAAGAAAGCCAAGGACTTCCTCGCCCACGGTCGCGACGTGCTCCCGATCGTTCAATCCCAGAACAAGGAACTCAAGCGCGAACTGGCCGAGGCCAAGAAGGCGCTGGAGAAGGTCGAAAGGGACACCGCCAAGAAGTTCGAGAACCTTGAGCGGATGTCGCGAACGGCGCTAGCCCAGCAACGCGAGCGTCTTGAGGAAAAATACGCCGCCGCGATCGAGGCAGCGGCCGAAGTGGGCGACAAGGCCGCAGTCCAGAAGCTCCGCAGCGACGAAAAGAAGGCGCTGAAAGAGTTCGACGCCGAGGCGGCCGAGAAGACCGAGCCCAAGAAGGACGACGACAAGGCCAAGGGAGAAATCCCCAAGGAGGTCGAGTCCTGGGTCAAGGACAATCCGTGGTTCGAGGACGACGAAGAGGCCAAGGCGGTCGCGATCACGCGGCATGGCAAGCTTCTCCGCGAGCATCCCACCTGGTCGCTGGAAAAGAACCTCGAAGAGGTCCGCAAGTACGTCCAGAAGCGATTCCCTGAGCACTTCGAGGACGAAAACAAGGCCGATGACGACGAGGACGAGGCACCCAAGCGCAAGGGTTCTCGCGTCGAGGGCGGCGGCTCCCGCATGGGCGGCGACGGACAGCGCTCGGCATGGTCGAAACTGCCGGCAGATGCGCAAAAGCAGGCTGATGTCTTCATCAAGGAGGACGGCCTGTTCCTGGAAAAGGGCGAGACGGTCGAGAAAGACCTGCAAAAGGCGCGTGAGCGCTACGCCAAAGAATATCTGGAGCAGAAGTGATGAGCGAGATTGAGATGGAAGCCCCTGTCAAGCGCGGTCCCGGCCGTCCTCCCCGTCAGGAGGAGGTCAAGGAGCGCCGCCGCCGTCGCGAAAGCCTCGGCGCCGATCGCAATCTCAAGCTCCATGTTCCAGAGAACAAGAAAGACCCGAATTTCGTCTATCGCTTCGTGAACGACCGGCCCGGAAGGGTTCAGCAGCTCACGGAGGGAGACGATTGGGACGTTGTTCCCAGCATTACCGCGGAAAGCGGTAACGAAACTCGCGTTGCAGACAAGTCATCCGGTGAAAGAGCCGTACTGCTGCGCAAGAGAAAAGAATTCTATGAGGCTGATAAGGCTGAGGAGCAGAAGGCGCTTGACGCCAGAGATGAAGCATTGCGTCGCGCTCCTCCTCAAGACGCGCAGGGCCTGTCCGGTCCTGAAGCCTACGTTCCCGGTGGGCGAAACATCATCGGCGGGCGCTAGGCGCAAACCCCGAAACTCACCATTCTTGGAGGCCATTAAATGGCTAACGTTGATACTCCGTTCGGGTTCCGTCCCGTGCGGTATATGAGCGGCGCACCCTACAACGGGGCTGTGAACGCTTATGCGACTGCGGCTGGCGATGCCACCGCGCTCATGATCGGCGATCCCGTCAAACTCGCCGGCACTGCCCAGACGATCGGCGACTCGATCTATCAGGACGTGACCCGCGCCGCCACGACCAACGTCGTGATCGGCATCGTGGTCGGCGTTCGTCCTGTCACTCGCGACTCGACCATCTATCGCGAGGCATCGACCCAGCGCATCATCTACGTCGCGGACGACCCGAACCTCCTGTTCGAGATTCAGGAAGTCTCCGGCGGCACTGCGCTGACCGCGAACGACATTGGCCTCAACGCCAACTTCGTCGTGGCTGCTGGTTCGACCGTCACTGGCATGTCCGGTGTCGAGCTGAACAACGCCACCGAGGCCACCACCAACACCCTGGATTGCCAGATCGTGGGCTTCTCCAACCGTCCCGGCAACGCGGTCGGCGAGAACGCCAAGTGGCTCGTTCGTCTCAACAACCATCAGCGCGCCAACCAGGTCGCGGGCATCTAATAGGAGGCTTGACACATGGTCGGCATTATCACCACTGGCGCGCATCCGAAGGCCCTTTGGCCCGGAATGCACGCATTCTTCGGCGCATCCTACAAGGAGTGGCCGGAGGAATATCGCGAGATCTTCTCGATCGAGAAGTCGAGCAAGAACTACGAGGAAGACACGCTCGTTACCGGCTTCGGACTCGCTCCGGTCAAGAGCCAGGGCGGCAGCGTGTCCTACGAGGGCGAGACCCAGGGCTTTACCCAGCGGTACAGCCACACGGTCTATGGCCTCGGCTACATCGTGACCGAAGAGGAGATGGAGGACAATCTCTATGAGATCGTCTCCCGTCGCCGCATCAAGCGCCTCTCGTTCTCGATGCGCCAGACCAAGGAGATCGTCGGCGCCAACGTGCTGAACCGCGCGTTTAACTCGTCCTATACCGGCGGCGACGCGAAGGAACTGCTCTCGACCGCGCACCCGGCCTCGTCCGGCGACTATGCCAACAAGCTCGCCACCGACGCCGATCTGTCGGAGGCCGCGCTTGAGGACATGGTTATCCTGATCGGCCAGGCCAAGAACGACAAGGGTCTCCAGATCGCGCTTCGTCCCACGAAGCTGCTGATTCCGGTGAACCTCCAGTTCGACGCCAAGCGCATCCTGAAGTCGGAGTATCAGTCCGGCACGGCGAACAACGACATCAACGCCCTGAAGGGAATGTTTGACTACTCGGTCAACCACTACCTGACGGACACCGATGCGTGGTTCCTCAAGACCGACTGCCCGAACGGCCTCACCATGTTCGAGCGTCGCGCCCTGTCGTTCACGCAGGACAACGACTTCGACACGGCCAACGCCAAGGCCAAGGCGACCATGCGCTTCTCGGTCGGCTGGACCGACCCGCGCGGCCTGTACGGCTCTGCCGGAAGTTAGTAGCTGGACACGGTCCATCTAAACAAGTATTATCCTCCCCGGTCCAATTGATCGGGGAGGCTTCCTTGAGGTGTGAGGCGTGCAAGCGAGAGGCGAAGATTGTAGCTCGGGGTTTTTGCCGGGCTTGCTATCAACGTTGGCATAAAACTGGATCGACCGAATATCAGCGATGGGGTAAGCGTTCGGTTTGCCAGATAATGGGGTGTGAAAAAGAGGCTGTCTCAAACGGCCTATGTGATACTCATCGCAAGCGTCTTGAGCGGCACGGACACACTGATCAAACCAGACCGGACTCTTGGGGTGCGATCGAGAAGCATCCTCTACGTAATGCATGGCAAAGGTTGCGGCGCTATCGTGGCCAGCACGCAATTTGCCCAGAATGGGAAAACGATTTCTTGCAGTTCGTGGTTGATGTCGGCGAGAAGCCGTCACCCAAGCACGCTCTGTATGCGGCAGACGAATCAAAGCCGATCGGGCCAGGAAATTTTGTCTGGAAGCGCGCCCTGACTGAGCGAGTTCCTGGTGAGGACTTGCAGACCTACGCAAATCGTAGAGCGCGAGCCTATAGGGCTGTTAGCAAAGAACGCTTCAGGGGCTATGACCTGAAGAAGATGTTCGGTATCAGCTTTGAGAATTACGCAGCGCTGCACGCCCTGCAAAAAGGGAAGTGCGCTATCTGCAATGAAGAAGAGAAATCAAGTATTAGGGGCAAAGTATTGAACCTTGCCGTTGATCATTGCCACGAGACCGGTGCCATCCGCGGGCTTCTTTGCGGCAAGTGCAACACTGGTCTCGGCTCATTCAGAGACGATCCTAAATTGCTTCGCCGAGCCATCGCCTATTTGGCTGCGGCGAATGAGAGTTAGAAAGAATAGGCAGCAAGCCGAGCTTAACGGCACATCAACCAAGCCGCCTTCGGGCGGTTTTTCTTTGCCTCAAAGCGTCCGCAAGGACGTTCACCCCAGAACGCTTTAGAAAGGCACTACAATGGGCACCCCGACCCGTTTCCCCAATGGCGTGACGAACGTCAGCAAGACCAATCCGCTCGGCGACTATCTCGCCAACGACCCGACCAGGACTCACGTCTATTTCAACGACTTCGACACCTATGTGGTCGGAGACTGGACGATCACCACGACCGAGGCCGGCGCTGGCTCTGCCACTGAGGCATTGGCCGATGAAGACGGCGGCGTGCTGCTGATCACCAACGACGCGGCCGACAATGACGCCGATTTCTTCCAGAAGGTTGGCGAGAGTTTCCTGATGGCGGCCGGCAAGAAAGCGTGGTTCAAGGCCCGCTTCAAGGTCTCGGACGCAACCCAGAGCGATTTCGTGATTGGCCTTCAGGTCACCGACACGACCCCGCTGGATGCGACCGATGGCATATACTTCCAGAAGGACGACGGCGACACGCAGCTCGACGTGTATTGCCGCAAGGATGCCACGACCGGTTCAAACTCGGCCACCAATATCGCGACCGTTGCCGATGCGACCTATATGTCCGTTGCCTGGTACTACGACGGCAAGGGCTCGCTGAAGTATTACGTTGACGACGTTCACAAGGGCACGCTGGACGCCTCGTCCACCTACCTGCCGGATACCGAACTGACGGTTTCGTTCGGCATCCAGAACGGCGAGGCGGTCGCCAAGACCATGAGCATCGACTACATCTTCGCCGCTAAGGAGAGGTGACGGTCAATTGCTCCCGTTGACTGTGGCGAGCTGTAGCAAATGCAGCTCGCCGTTAACTGTAGAAAACGCTGCCAAGGCCGGGGAGCGATACCGCACCATCTGCAAGCCGTGTTGGGCAGGTTACATGCGCGGATATTGCGCGCAAAATCGCGAAAAGGTCCGCAAGAGCAACAGAGCATATAAGCTCGCGAATCCGCGCAAGTACAAGGATAGCCATCTGCGTTGCTTGTTCGGAATCGGCCTCGATAGGTACGAGGCTATGCTGGAAAGCCAGGGCGGCAAATGCGGCGCGTGTGGTGGGAACAATCAAGTGTCCCATCGTCGCTTTGCGGTTGACCACTGCCACAAGACCGGCGCTGTTCGTGGACTACTTTGCTCCAATTGTAATACGGCGCTCGGCTTAGTGGGCGACGAAATCACACGTCTGAAACAGCTGATCTCGTATCTCGAACGGTCAGCGGAAGCCTCAAGGACCAACGATGGCTGACACTGTTGATACCAAGGTCGTCTTCTCCGGCCGCAAGCGCTACGTCGTCCACCTGACGTGCGTGTCTGACGGCACTGGCGAAAGCGGCGTGACCAAGGTCGATATCTCGGCGCTGACCGGGTTTGGCTTCGTCCCGACCTATACCGTGATCGATCTCATCGAGGCGAACGTGCAGGGCTTTACCTCGGCTCGCCTGTATTGGGACCACACCACGGACGACGAGATTGCCATGCTCGGCGCTGGACCGTCCATGATCGACTGGACCGCTTACGGCGGCAACGTCGATCCGAAATCGACCGGCGGCACGGGCGACATTCTCCTGACCACGGCGGGCGCTGTGTCCGGCGCCACCTACGACATCAGCATCCACCTGCGGCCGAAGCCGTAATGCTGGGCTTCGACGCGGTAGGCAAGCTTGCTCTGGCTGAGCTGCCGCAAGCACCTGTGGTTGAGGATACGTCAACGCTCGAACGCCGGCCGCTTTACAGCCGCGGCGTCAGCTATTGGAAGGGCTCGAATGTCCGGTCCAGCGTACCTCAAGGGTGACTTCTGGCGCATCTGCGAGGAGTGCGGCTTCAAGATGCGCGCCTCGCAGACCCACAAGCGCTGGGACGGCCTGATCGTCTGTGACGCCGATTTCGAGGAACGGCATCCTCAGGATTTCGTCAAGGGCGTGATCGACCGGCAGACCGTGCCCGATCCGCGTCCCGAGCCTGTCATGGCATCGATCGGTCCGTTGACCACTACGATGCTGCAAGCGACCTCTGCCGGCGCGACCACGATCTACGTCACCTCGACCGCGCGCTTTGCCAACGGCGACCGCATCGGTCTTTTGCTGGACAGCGGCAGCGAGTTTCAGACGATCGTTCAGTCCGTCGTTGACTCCACCATCCTGTCTGTCTCTCCGGCGCTTCCCGGAAGCATCTCGGCAGGCGCGTCCGTGATCAACTACTCCGCAATTTCAACTCCGGCGCTTTAATGACCACATCGGGCACATACGATTACAGCCGGAACAGGGATCAGATCCTGACCCGTGCTTTGCGCCTGTGCAAGGCCATTGCGGACGGTGAGACCCCCGATAGCCAGATGATGACCGGCGCTGCGGATGCGCTCAATTCCATGGTCAAGCACTGGCAGGGCACGGGCACCCACATCTGGCGCACCACGGAATGCGCCGTCTTCCTCCAGGCTGACCAGACTCGTTACGAACTGTCATCGACTTCGACGGACCATGCCACCGAGACCTTCGTGCAGACCGCGTTGTCGGCTGACTTCAGCA